TGAAAAAAACTATCACAGTATTTAAATTAGTATCAGGTGAAACATCTATTAACCTTACAACTAGCAAACAAGCAAATGAACATAAAGAAGTGCTTGAATTGTTCGGGGTAACTGCTACAATTGAAAAAGAAAAAAAGGTTATTGAAATCTAATTTTCTAAAGTTACCGCACTTTAAAAGCGGATTAACCCTAAAATTAAAACTAAAGTGAGATTAAAAACCATGGCTAAAATTACATTAACACCTAAAGAACAGTTTAACGCTCTATCTAATGCACTTCACATCTTCGCAATTAAAGAAGAAAAAAAAGAATTTCAATTAATTAAAGTTGTTAACGGTGATGAAGATTGTAAAGCGGTAGCAGTTGATAAAGATGGTGAAATTTTCGGTATCTTCACAGATTCTAAAAGTGCTAAATCATCTCTTAATGATGTTATTAATTGTTTCGGTGATGATCAACCGTTCATTACTGTACACATTAAAGAAACTAAAAAAGGTCAATCTGTTTATTACGTTGAAATTGTTTAGTAATAAGTAAGTTAAGTAAAAAACCCAGTTTAATAACTGGGTTTTTTTATACCTAAAATAAAGTTAAATAAAAACCCTAATAATATAATTAGGGTTCCCAGTATCTAAAGTTTAATAAACCCTGCTATGAACTTACTATCTTTTTTAACAATTCTAACCTTAACAGTTGAACTATAATTACCCTCAACCACAACATAGTGATTATCACTAATAGATATAATTAACCCTATGTGATCTGGTACATAGTCAGCATTCCAGTTATAAACAATCATATCACCGGTACAAACAAACTCACCATCATTTAAGAATTTATCTTTACTAATAGCAATATCTCGCATTTGAATTACAGATACTTCGTGATCAAAACTAACTAAACCAGCTTTAAACGCACACACACTCATAAACATAGCACACCAATTATCTGTATACTTAATTTTATATTTACGCTTAGGATTAGCAACTAACACACCACAGTTTTCATTATAGAAGTTACATAGAGTGTTTTTAGCCGTTAAATCTATGTTTAAGTAGCTCATTGCAATTCGTATCATTTCAGCATTTCTATTAATCATTAAATATGACTCCATCGTTAAGTAAACTAATTATTAAATCTTTATTATCTTTACTGGCATTAGTTTTTAAATCAACATTACTAACAACCACAAAACCTGTTTGATTATTTAATAAATCTTCATCTAAAACAGGGACAGTATAAAAACCGTCAGGTAGTATCTTATCACTTTCAATTAATTCAACATAGGGAATTCTAACCCCATTATCAGAACCATAATCAACATTATCATTAGATACACCGCTCTCACTACTAAAACCAACCCCGTTAATATACGGAACAGATACGCCTAATTCAGTATTTAGAGTTTCAAACACTAACCCATTCACATCAGAAGATATGTTTATAGTAGCAACTCCACTATAGATATTAATTAAATACTCAATACTTATAGTTCGATCAATTAAATATTCTAAATCTATAGTTACAGGGTTAGCAAACGGTAAATGTAACATAGCTACAACGTCAACATAATCTAAAAGATTACCGTTTTTACCTGTTACAGTAATAGACCCTAAATCAATTTTAACAACATCTGTATTAATAGTTTCGGCAACAACATCTGTTACTAACGTTGCTAACTTAATATTTTCAGATTCAGAGAAAACATTAGTAGGGAGTTTAAAACCATATTGAGTTACACCTAATATATATGAACCCCAATCATAAACCCCAGAATCATTAACGTTACTAGCTGTGAACCGTGAATTATTCAAATCTTTTAATATACTGTTATTTATAGCATAAATGTTATTAGAACCTATGATAATAGGGTCGTTAAACTCAGCACTAACAACATTGAAATTTAAAAAGAATTCGTTTGCAGATGTGGTTAAAATAGCCTCATTAGAATTTGTGTTAAATATAAATGGTATGTTTCGGAACTTATCAATTAAATTACCTTTAGAATCGTAACTGGTGTAACGTTCTACAATTTCAACAGTATCTAAAACATAACCTGCATTAGCTATTATTTTTAATTCAGAACCATTTTTTAAATCACCTACAACCCCTAAAACCCCATCAACATATAATTCCACATTAGCATTATTTAAATAAACCAAATCACTTTCAATAACAATATTAGTATAATCAGGAGCATCATAATAATATGTATTGAATGTAAAAGAGGTGAAAGGTAAATCATCCACGTTAGTTATTGAATATAAATCAATTGTTACTAATGATGAATAAAACCCGTTAATAGTGGTAATATCCCCACCGCGTGAAGATTCTGGGTAAAAATTGTAAATACCATCATTAACCAATTGATCATAAATTTCAAACTTAGCTAATAAATCGTCAACTATTTTAAGGTTACTAATAGTTCCTTGATCAACTGGTGTATTAATTAAAAAACCAACTTGAATAATTTCAATTAAACTATTATCTAAAGTGGTTGAGCTCGATTTATAATATCTAACAGAAATGTTTTTACGTGATAAATTAACTGTACTAGAACCATCTTCGGTGATGATATCAACATCGTTTAGTTCAGAATACCCATCCAAATAATTAGCCACGTAATTGGTAATTTTAAATTGAGAACTAACTCTATTTAAAGTTGCTGTTTTTTTATCAGCGCTAATACCTAAATCACGATCAACACCATCAAACATAATAGAGGCGCTATTGAAAAAATAATTATCATCTGTTTTACATTCCAATAACTCAACGTTTTTCGAATTACCGACTATAGCAGGTACACCATCAACATAAATAACACAGTTAGCATCGGTAGCTGTCTGTAAATCAGCATCAGTTATAAAACCATCATCATTGGGTTCTGGTTCTGGTTCTGGTTCTGGTTCTGGTTCAGTAGTAGAAACTGTATTTGCAAAAAAACTATTATTAGAACCTGATACAACACCAAATGCACTACCATCTTCGTTAATAGTAAAATCAGTTTTTACAAAACCGTTATACTGTAAATTAAATTCTGTAACCTTATAACCATCATCAGGTATAGCATTTAGAACATTATCAGTGAAATTCTTTAACTGTCCATTTAAACCAAGTGGAACATTTGAACCGTTAACATATAATTTAATATGTAATACAGCTAAGGCATCTAAATCAGATTGTTCTAATTTATTATTATTCATTTTTAACCCTCCACGGTTACTAGTATCATTTGTGTACCATCTTCTAAACCCTTATCACTATCAAAAGTTGTAATTGTTTTTTTAGTAGATAATTCTAACGTGCCATTCATATAATCGCCTGGTTTAATACCTCTATAGATTTTAGCTTTAGAGTTTAGAATATCACTTTTAAAAGTTTCTAAAACGTCACATGTACAATTCAGTTTAGATACTCTATTATTTACCTGTTCAATACTATCTATAAAATAGTAGCGATTTAAACTAGGTATATGAATGTAATTAAATGATAAGTAAGTATCATAATCAGAACCAGTTAAAAAAATAACAGGTTTATCAATATTGAAATCTTTGCGTAATATGATATCAATTTCTAAAATACTAGTTAACGTTTTATTAATTACATTATCACCATCATTTACAACACATAATTTTAAAATCATTTTCCACCTCAAATAAAAAAGGACTCTTATCGAGTCCTTTATATTATATACTTAAATTGTTTTTTATTCTGCTGAATCTGCAATATAAAATACAACAAAGTTTTCATTTAAATCATTAATATATTGAGAATCTGCTTTAAACCAATTGTTAAAGAATTCAGCGCGAGCGTTATATGCTACAGTTGTTCGTCTATCCATGTTTGCAACTGCTACTGCATCGCGGTCAGCAATGATACCAATAATACCACTTTGTTTTACTACGTTTGAGGCACTTGTTTTAACATCAATTGTAGATACTGAATTAAAAGAATAATCAATTCCGCTACCTTGCCAGTACGGAACAACTTCATGTTTAGGTAAAGTAACTTTATCTGGGTTCTGGGTATCACTAACTAAAAACGTACTTGATGCGTTTGAGAAATTAGATAATAAGACTACGTTCTGTAAATCTTTTGTAGTAAAACGTGCTTGTTCACCAACATTGAACAACTTAGATACTTTAGTCATGCGGTCGGACACTATACTAATCATAAAGGTTGCATAACGAATAAAATCTTTATCAGTCATTGCACGATCTGCGGTTAAGGTAGCCCCAGTTTCGGCTACATAACCAGATAATAAGTTAACAGCTTTAACCCCAGTAGTATCTGCATTAATAGTTTCAGCAATCATATTATTAATTGCTCGCATAATTAAAGAATCTAATTTAACAGTTAATGAATTTTCTACACTAGTATGTAACATTGAGACAAAACCGTTCAACTGTTCTTTACTAGAAAAGGCAGATTTTAATTGCATTTCAGTAAATGACATTTGAATTTCAAACGTAACTTTAGATGTAAAGAATTTAGCAACTACTTTTGGGGCTTTAAAAGTATCTTGATTGTAAGATTCACCATCTGTTAAATCCCATGATTTATTTTCAGTTGCATCTGGTAACTCAGTGCTAATCTTTTCTAACACACTACCAAATTCCCAAGAATCCATTAAAACAGTTGGAACTGAACCAGAATAAGAACGGTTAACAAAAACAACTTTTCCGATATGATCAACTAATTTTTTAACGTAGTTGTCTGTTTGGTCAGCATCAAAAATAGCTGTACCCAAATCAACAACATTCGATAAATCTTCGTTTAACACTACTGTTTCGCCTAAAACTTCTTTGGTAACGCTATTAACTAACGTGTGCAATTGTGTAACTAACATAATTTTAACCCTCAATAAATGTAAATTGTAATATAGTTTACTATATCGCTTTGAACTGTGTTAAGTATATTTGTTTTATCTAGTAAGTTCAAGTTATCAAACATTGATTTTAAATTAAGTTCATAGGTGATATTTTCATTTTCAATATTACCTGTAACAACTTTAGAATCTGAATTGTTAACCCCTGTATCAGTTATTAAAACATCTTCATTATAACCAGATACTTTATTAATTGATTCACTAGTTCCCGTATTATTATTTGTTGTATCGGTGGTTGATTTAATAACCTTAGTTTTATCAGAACCTATATTTAAATCATCCATATTAGATGATATTAAAGTATCCCATTTAGAACCAAAACGATTAACTATCAACTGTGAAATAGTAACAACATCTAAACTTAAAACGTTGTTACTCATAACCCTATCACCGAACATAAAAGATAAGCTAGTATTTGAATTATCATTAATGAAAGTAAATTCTTTAACATTATTAATTTCTTCAAATAAATTGTTATCTTTTAAATATTCGCTTAATAACATTTATTTACCCTCTTTATCTTCATCATTTATGACGGTTTCGGGTTCGGGTTCGGGGCCTTGGCCTTGTTCCCGTTCTTCGTCCGTCTGCGGTTCTTCATCAGATTCAACATTTTCAACTTTTTCAGTATCTTCAATTTCATCTGCAACAACTTTTATTTCTTCGGTTGGTTCTTCGGTTGGTTCTTCGGTTGGTTCTTCGGTTGGTTCTTCGGGTCTTGATTCTTCATCCAGAACGTGAACAACATCTTGACCGTTTGGAATATCAACGGCATCCAATTTTTCGTTTTCATTGTCATTTTCAATTTCTCCATCAACAAGTTTTTTATTTTTATAATGCCAAACAGAACCGAAATCTAAATTAATATCTGTATTGTACATTGCGTTTATTTGTTCAACTGCGAACAGTCTAGATTGTAACATGTTATATACCAGAGGGAATAAACTATCTTCGCTTTGGTCTACTTCGGCACTTAATAAACGTTCACGTTTCATATTGAAATTAGATGATAATCCAACTTCGTTAAACAAATTCGATTTTAAATATTGGTGATATTCCAATAAATCTTTAATCCCACCTGTTCCAGTGTTTGAGGTGTGAACTTGTATACCCTCAAATAATGTATTAGTACCTATAACGCCTAGTTTACCATTTTCAATATCTCTTAAATATTGTTCAGCACTTTGTTTACTGGCATTGTCTGGTGCGGATATTAATTTTTGTGTTCTGGAATTAATGCCGAATATTCTCATACTAATATCATTTTCAACTAATAGAGAACTTTGTTTATTAAAGAACGGTTCTAGACCTAATCTTAAATCATCGTTATTAATTAAAACACCATCTGTTTTCAAATCCAGAGTTTTATTAAATTTTAAAGCTGTGTTTGAAATTGTAATTAAAGATGGGTTCCCGTATACATCAGATTCACCGCCCAAAGAACCTGTAAAGGCGTACAAATCACCATCAACTTTAGTAATAAAAGCGTAACCGTTAATCTGTAATAGTTTTTCTAATTCTTTTTGTGGGATTGTATCTGGTAGGTTAGCCCATTCAAACATAGAAAGTGTTTTTGTGTACATGTAATTGTTCAACATGTTTATGTTCTGCTCTTTATTTGTCGATTCGTACATTGCTATTATCTCCAATTTTAGAGGTTAAAAGTATTATTGAATTTGTGTTGCGGTTTAAGGCATCTTTAAATTCGTTCATAGTTTCTAATGCTTTAGTTCCCATCTGTTTTAGAGTCCAAAAAAGGGCTATACAAACAGCTATAGGGAATCCAACTGTGTTAATTATTGTGGTTATAACTTCAACTTCCATTTTATAAACCTTTTGATAGTTTTAAATAATTGTTAACTGCGTCACCTATATCATTACTTTGGTAAAAAACTTTATCATGTATGAAGAACCATGATATTTTTTTCTGTAACTTATTTATAGGCTTGAAGATACTTCTATTATAGTTCGGATTAACACTATAATCTAACGAGTATACCAAATCATTTTCATTCTTAATAGGTGTGGTTTTATTGTGTATGTAAATAAAATGTATTGTGTCTATTTGTATAACGTCACATTGATAAACATTGTCTGAAAACTCTATAAAAAAACTAAGCAATATGTTATTAGGTTTGAATTTAACAGGTAAATGCGGGTATATGTTCAATTCCCATGAACCGCCAGTAATCATCTGCAATTTCGGGTTATCAAACGCAAAATATTTATTTGATTCTGGTTTGGATTTAGTATCAGCATTAGCGCAATATTCTACAGCTACAGTTAAAGCCCCTGTACCATATGTGTAAACATCAATTGAACCCTGTTTCATGGTTGGGATGTTAACTAACCCCATCTCGTTAAAATAAGGACAATATTTGTTAACCGTATTACCTAACATATATATAGCAACATCTTCCCGTCTACGAACTATTGTTGAAACTGTATTCATAAACAATACAAATTCATCATTTAAATAAGTTCTATTAGTTAAAAATTCATCAAAAATTATTGTTCGTATTGCAGGGAATGAAGTTGATTTATCATGTTCACCATCTGATAGTGAAAAAGTAAATGCTATAACGTCCATATCACTATATATTGCTTTACCTTTTTCATTGTAATTACATAAATAAAATTTACCTGCATAATAATAAATACCTGTATAAAGACCATTAGATATTTTTTCAATTTCTTTATTAGCGATTAAACCCTCAAATAAACGTTGTGCGCGTCTGCCTGTTATATCCTCTTTCCATCTTCTAACATAAGCAATTTGTGAACCATCGTTAAAGAAATTCTCAACACCTTTTTTTAATAAGGCGTATGTTTTACCGTTTGAACGTTCACCAAAAATGACATTATAAACAGATTTTTTTTTATCAATTTTATTAGTAGTGTAATATTTCATAAGTTTTTTTGTCCTGTAAAAGTGTAACCATTTAATAGGTTTTTCAAGAATGATTTATATTTTTCTGATATAGATAATGTAAATTCACAATTTTCTAAATGTATACCTGATAATGATCTAACTGATTTTGCAACCCCTCGATAATCTTCGATTATGAAATCCCTTGGTTCGTCAATATAAGTATGTGTCATTTTACCCGTTTTATTAGATGGTATATATAAATTATCATCAAATAAATCGAATACTTTAGAATTATCATTATCACTAATTTCTAACATGTGTTTAATCCCGTTCTTTTTACTAAGCCCCGCCATTGTTAAATTTAATTTACCTCTTTCCTCATATAAATAACGCTTAGCTCCTAAAGTTTTAAATTTAGTATAATGGCCCTCATAATCCCAAACTCCCAACGGTTTAGGTATTCCCTTAATAGTTCTAGGGGTTAATAGTTCTTTATCTAATTTATAATAATCCATCATTACATTAAGTTTAGAACCTACATTCTCATTATAAGCATCTATAAAAGGTACATGTTGTTCGTAGTTCAACATTTTTACACTATCTGTATCTGAATATATATAATCACCTCCCACGTTGATTATAGCACTCCATAAATTACGTCTAGCGTATGCTGTAACCCAAATACCCCACGGATAATATAAAAAACGCGATTTACTTTTATTATATTCCGCAATTTTTTCATCCGCGCTAACTGCTACAGTCTCCCAATCATCATTATATTCGTGATCATCTTTTATGAAGTCAGTAACACACATACCGTATATTGAATTTAACATACCTTTTGATAGTAAATATTCAACCTCGGCCCCTTTAACATCTTTTAATTCTGTTTTATCTTTATATAGTTTTAAAATTGATTCTATTATTGATTTTGGTAAATAATTTTTAACAAAGCCTGTAACATTTGCTATAGCTATTTCATCCCATTCATAAACAGCTTCCATTATTTTAAAATCAACATCTGTGATAGTGGTTTGCAAAACATCGGCAGAATAAACACGACCATTATTAATTACTGGTTTTTCTAATAGGTTACATTTAGACTCAGATATGTAACTTTCATATTCAATTTTATTAGTAACCCCAATTAGTTTTAAATCTAAAACTAAACAATATTTCTTCATTGCTTTTTTCAATTCAGCAACACTAGTTATTTCTAGAGTTCGACCTCTCGACATTGGGAACATATCAGACAACATAACAGTAGGATAGCTAGATGTTAAATCAATACTATCTACATCTGTTAAAACTTGACCTGTTAACATTGGGTTACTATGTGTAAAACCCCCCATAAATGACCGTTTAAGTTGTTTGTAAGTTTTTAAGTCTAGAGTTAAATCATTCATAATTTTACTGTATTTTATATATTTTGATTTTGATGATTTTTTATGTGATTTAGATGTGTAATAACATGAATCTTTAACAAATTTACGGACTCTACCCGTGTTAGTTAAAGGTATTTTAGTAATATCTGTATATTGCATAATCTGCTCTTTAATATACGCCAGTATTACAACAATATCATTTTCACAGTATTTCAATTCAACAGATGTTAAAGGGGTTTCCACGTGGCGAACTTTACTATAATCGAGGTCTCCCACCATTTTAGCAACTTTAAAATGGGCTAAATTTTTCGCTGTATTCTCTAAAGAATATCCACTTAATATATACGAATCTTTAAACTCAATACCTAGTGAACATAACGCTTTTACTGGTTTCCTCTCGGCTATAGCAAAAACATTAACCCAATTGAAATAATTACGCATGAATTGGAATTCATACCCCAAATTATGCACATACACAGTCATTATTTTTTTAGTGTTAAGTTCAAAATAGTTTGTTAGAGTTTCTAAAAAATCAATAAGTTCATCCCAAGTACGACCATAATAAACATCAGAATTATATTTAATCCCAAACATCCAAATATAAGAAAAAGCGGATTTTTCACCATTAATAGATATGCTAGAGGTTTCAATATCCAAAGCGCATTCAACATTTAAATATTCAATACGCTTATTGTTGCGAATTGTTTTAATATTTAAAGCCTCTAATTTTTCATTTGTTAGTTCGGTATAATATAACAATTTAAATCACCTAATCTAAAAAAACCCAATTATCATTCATTTCATAATCTAGAACTTGTCTAGATTCAGCATTGATGATTATTTTACCCACCGTAGCAATTAAACTTTCAATGTCAGTTTCGGCACCATCTAAACTAATTTTGGATGAACTAACATAAGTGTTGATAACTTCCCATATTTCATTATAACCAATAGCACTACCCATATCCTCAACAACTCTAAGGTACTGTTCAACCTTTGAAGCTAATGTGAAGAAGTTTGCTGCTTTCTTTCTAAGGTCAGTTAGATTCTTATATTTAATACCTGTGTTTTTAGCCATGGTTTTTAATGTACTACTAATACCTCTTATTGTTGAGGTTTCAGAGTTAACGAACCTGTTTAACCTTGACATTTCTTGCTGTAATTCGTTGAAAGTTTTACCTGCTACTCCAAATTTAACTTCTCCATCAGCTACCCATCTTTGATAGGCAGGGCTATCAGTTAATTTGTTATTTTGTATCCTTACTAGTCGTTTATTTGCTAGTGAAGATAATCTAGATACCTCCTTTTTATACGCTTTCTTATCAAATGCTACTGCACTTTTACGACTACGCCCCGAACCTTTACCGCCTATACCCTTATAGGTGAATACAACCGCTTTATTTGCCTTTGCCATGTTCTAAGACCTCCAATGTTAAGTTGTTCATAAATAAATATTGTTGATGTAATTTGTTACTTAATTTTATGTAAGTTTCCAAATGTTTTATATTGGAACTATTACCCATCTCAAACGATGATAATGTACCAACTTTTAAATCCTTACTATCAGTTAAATTAATAACCTCTAATAATGTTAAGTTGTTATTCATTCTGAACTTTCTACAATATGCGCCTATCATTTTAAAACCTCTTTTAATGTGAAAGATTATTTTAACATGTAATGAATCTAGCATCAATAGATTAACAACGATAACGAGGTCTAAGGCAAGGCCCCGTTCCCGTCATTTGTCAAGTGTTATTTTTTTATCCAGTCGTGGCAAATTTCGTGCCAACTTTTATGATGCTGTGGTCGTGACAATTATCGTGCCAAGTTTTTACCAAGCAATATATGTGCCAACTATTTTTGGGGTATTGATTTCGAGGGGAGG